CTTTAGGTTAACGAATAATTATATAACCCAAAGGGAAGTCTCTAAACTAAAACAATAAATTAATTATGGAATTATCAAACGAAATTTTATCGGACATCACCGTCCATATGAAGTATGCAAGGTTTCGACCAGAGCTACAGCGTCGAGAAACGTGGGAAGAGTTAGTAACTCGTAACAAGGAAATGCACATCAAGAAGTATCCGCATTTAGAAGCAGAGATTGAAGAGACGTATAAATTCGTTTACGATAAAAAAATATTACCTTCAATGCGCAGTTTGCAATTTGGTGGTAAGCCTATTGAAATTTCTCCAAACAGAATCTACAATTGTGCTTATTTACCTATTGACGATTGGAGAGCATTTGGAGAAGTAATGTTTTTATTGCTAGGTGGTACAGGTGTAGGGTATTCAGTACAAAAACATCACGTAAGTGACTTGCCTGAAATTAGAAAACCAGACGCAAAAAAGAATAGAAGATTTTTAGTAGGAGATTCTATTGAAGGATGGGCAGATGCAATTAAAATGCTAATGAAATCTTATTTTCATGGTGGCGCATCTATCAACTTTGATTTTTCAGACATTCGTCAAAAAGGAGCAATGTTAGTAACATCAGGTGGTAAAGCGCCAGGACCTCAGCCCTTAAAAGAGTGTTTAGTGAAAATTCAAGGTATTCTAGATACAAAATCAGATAATGAAAAATTATCGCCTATTGAAGTTCATGATATTGTATGTCATATTGCAGATGCAGTATTAGCAGGTGGTATTCGCCGTGCGGCATTGATTTCATTATTCAGTGCAGATGACAATGAAATGATTTCTTGCAAATCAGGATCATGGTGGGAGTTAAACCCGCATAGAGGTAGAGCAAATAACTCAGCAGTTCTTTTAAGAAACAAAGTAACTCAAGAGTTCTTTATGTCTTTATGGGAAAAGATAAAAGCTTCAGGAGCTGGCGAACCAGGTATTTATTTATCAAATGATAAAGATTGGGGAACTAATCCATGTTGTGAAATTGCACTTCGTCCATTTCAATTCTGTAATTTATGTGAAGTAAATGTATCAGACATTGAGTCTCAAGAAGATTTAGATGCTCGAGTTAAAGCTGCGGCACTTGTAGGAACGCTTCAAGCAGGTTATACCAATTTCCATTATTTACGTCCTGTATGGCAACGCACTACAGAGAAAGACGCTTTAATTGGTATAGGTATGACAGGTATTGGTTCAGGAGTCGCTCAAAAGTATGACTTAAAACGTGCATCTGAATTAGCAAAAGAAGTAAATGCAGCTATTGCAAAGCAAATTGGAATTAATTCATCAGCAAGATGTTCAACCATTAAACCTTCAGGAACTTCATCATTGGTATTAGGAACTTCATCAGGCATTCACGCTCGACACAATGATTATTATATTCGTCGTGTGCGTGTAGGTAAGAATGAAGCAATTTACTCTTACTTAGCAATCAATCACCCAGAGTTAGTTGAAGATGATTATTTCCGTCCACACGATACAGCAGTAATTTCAGTACCTCAAAAATCTCCAGAAGAGTCTATTTTAAGAACAGAATCTGCATTGGATTTATTAGAAAGAGTAAAATGGTTTTACACTAACTGGATTAAACCAGGTCATCGTAATGGACAAAATACTCATAATATTTCAGCTACAGTATCTATTAAAGAAGATGAATGGGAAGTAGTTGGTAATTGGATGTGGGAGAATCGAAAGTATTACAATGGATTGTCAGTTCTACCTTATTCGGATCATACATATGTGCAAGCTCCATTTGAAGATTGTACTAAAGAAAAATATGAAGAGTTAATGATTTCATTAACAAATATAAATTTATCTAAAATAATTGAAATAGCAGACAACACTAATTTGCAAGGAGAGATAGCATGCGGCGTAAATGGATGTGAGATAAAGTAATTAAATTTCACAGGCTCCGGATATTTATAATAAATTAATAAATTAAAGAGCTTGTGATTATTTATAAAACATCAAACTTAATTAATGGACGTATATACGTTGGTAAAGATAAACATAATAATCCTAAATATTTAGGATCTGGAAATATTTTAAACCAAGCTATTAATAAATACGGAATTGAAAATTTTCAAAAAGAAATATTAGAGTATTGTAATACTGAAGAAGAGTTAAATGACCGAGAAAAATATTGGATTGATAAATTAAATAGTTTATATATATATGGAGGGTATAATCTTACTAAAGGAGGAGATGGAGGTGATACATTTACGAATAAACCTGAAGAATTAAAAACTATAACACGAAATAAAATATCCAAAATGTCTTCTTTAAGCAATCAGAAAAATATTGAATTGCATAGAAATAATTCAATACAAAATTGGAAAAATGATACTTATAGAAATAAAGTAATTAATGGTCTAAAAAGATCATGGAGTGATGTAGAGCGAGTAAAAAAGCATAAAGACCGTATGAAAGAAATATGCAATACTCCAGAGATGAAAGCTACTCGCAGTAAAAACGCATCAGGTATAAATAATAGTACTTGGAAAGGATATGCTGATTTATATAGTCCTGAAGATAAGTTTATTAGGCGGTATAATTGTATTGGATATTTAAAAAAAGATATCACTATGTCATTTCAAAATTCTAAAGAAATTCGTTCAGGTCAAATAGAGATTATAATTAAATCGTCAAGAAAGCGTAAGCTTCAGTACGAAAATTATATAATTGAAATAGAAAAATAACATGAGAAACGACGATTGGATTTATAAACTAGATTTAGAAGAGCGGTTTAATAAGCCGCTTTTTTATTTTGAAGATGGATTAGTAGTGTTTACTCCTATACATCATATTACACGTGGCACTTGCTGTGGTAATAAATGTCGTCATTGTCCTTATGAACCTTTACATATTAAAGGCAATTCTCAACTTCAAGATATTTATATTAAAGAATAATGAAATTTAAAGTACACAATTATTATCATCCAGAAGATGCATTTGCAACTATTGCAGAATGGGAACAAATAGCAAAACAATTTCTAGATTTAGAAAAACAAGGATTTGATACTAGAGGTGGCGTTATCGATGATAATCATAATTTAGTTCAGTTAATTAATAAATGGTTTAAGTATCAGCTTTATGTAGAAACTCAACGCTATGACTTGCTAACTCAAAAAAATATTTTAGATTTTATAGAAGATTTTGTTAATCACAGAGTATGGCAATTGCGTGGTGAATTTAATGAATTATTAGGAGGAGCTTTAATTGATAACGTTAAAGTTGCCTTCTTTTATTCCAGAGGTGATATGGAGCCATTTGTATTATTAGATGATAATTTTACCAATTCAGTATATGGTACCACTGATCATATTGTAACTACTTTACATTGGACAACACCGCAAGGTGTTATGAACCTCAGAGATTCTATTGATAATGGAGGAGTATATGATATATCTACATTTACTAAACAATATAAAAAATTCTTCAGACCAGAGTCTAATATTTTAGTTAAACTTAAAGGTAAATTAGTAGCTGCATTTAAATCAGACGTAAAATCCATAGTTACTGATCAAGGTAACAAAGCAGCAAATATGTATAGATTAGGACATCCAGAAGGAGAGCCAAATTTATGTATGTCGACATCTGGATGCACAGATTCAGATCATTCGACTTATTTATGGAATGAAATTATTGTAACACCAGTTACAATAGAATCCACTAAAAAGGTCGTTAAATATTAAAAAAATAAAGTTATGAAAGTAAAAATTAAAAAGATACATCCAGAAGCCATTATACCAAGCTATGCTACTCAAGGCGACGCTGGTATGGATATGACAGCAGTAACCGCCCAAATTGATAAGTCTGGATTGTTTATTGAATACGGCACAGGTATAGCAGTTGAAATTCCAAAAGGATATGTAGGATTGCTGTTCCCTAGAAGTTCATTGTCTAAGACATCATTGGTTTTAGCAAACCATGTAGGTGTAGTAGACTCTGGATATCGAGGAGAAATTAAATTTCGATTCAAAGAGTTAGGAATGCGTGTTAAAGAAATGGAGCCTGAAGTTCTTAAAACTCTTCAAGAAGATAGAGAAAGAAAAGGATTGCCATTGTTAACAGGACCAAGCGAAAATGTAATTTGGGTAGCATCTGAGTCATCTTATGAAATAGGAGATAGAATTGGTCAGCTAATGATCATACCTCATCCACTAATTGAGTTTGAAGAAGTTGAAGAATTAGCAGATTCTCAAAGAGAAACTGGTGCTTATGGATCAACCGGAAATTAATAAACCAGATATTTATATTAAAGAAAAACTATGGAAGAATTAGCATCATTATTTTTTCACTCAAGAACACAAGCACACGTGTTTCATTTAAGAGTGAAAGGCGCTGGAGCGTATGCAGCTCATATTGCATTAAATACATATTACGATGAAATCATTGGGTTAATCGATGGCTTGGTTGAATCATACCAAGGTAAAAATGGTTTAATTGAATTTCAAGATGTAGACGGAATTGATAACAATGCTGCTATTGACAATATCATTAAGTATTTTGATAAATTAATTGCTGCGTTAGATAAATTGAGAAAAGGTGAAAAGTTGCAAGATACTTGGATCCAAAATCAATTAGATAATGTATCTGAATTATTATATTCTACAAAATACAAATTAGAAAATTTAGCATAATATGGCAAAGATTAACTTAAATTCTATTTTATCAGAAACAACAAATAACCCAAATTCTGTTATTACAGAATCAGTTACATCTAAACCTTTGCCTGACTTTGATTCTATTCTTAAAGAATGGAGCTATCGTTGTGATTCAGGATATCCGACAATGGATAAGAAAGAAGATATGATTCATTTGCAAGAAATTTTAAAAGAAATGGGAATTGAAAATCCATTTCCTAAAGTTAAATTAACAGAAGCTCCTGAGTCAG